CGCGATCGATCTACTTGTGACTTTGCCGAGCGCCACAATTTCAAGATGCTTCCTGAAGAGTTGAAGGTCTACCGGTTGAATCTGCTGGAAACTTTCGGATGCTAGTAGCCCTCTACGCTCGCGTATCGAAGAACTGCGTGACCTGCGGAAAAACTCCCGATCAACACAAAGGACTCAGCCATAGCTATGAAGGGCAGAATCCAGAAGTGCAACTCCGCGAGTTGCGCGAATGGTGCAAGAAAAACGATCACACGATCATAGCGGAATATGTCGATCGATTGAGCGGTAAAGACACTCGCCGGCCGGAACTTCAGAAACTCATGCGGGATGCGACCAAAGGACTGCGCGACCTGGATGCAGTCGTGGTGTGGAAGCTAGATCGGTTCGGACGATCGCAGCGCGATCTGCTCAATCTGGTCGAGGATTTGAAAGCCGCGAAGGTCGCGTTCATCAGCTACAGCGAAAACTTCGATTTGACGACGCCGATGGGCAAAGTGATTTTCGGAATCATGGCCGCCTTCGCAGAGCTTGAGCGAAATAACATAAGCGAGCGCACCAAGGCGGGGCTGGCCCATGCGCGATCGGCCGGCCGTATCCCAGGTCCGAAGATTGACCCGAAGGTCGGGCCGAGCAGGTGGACGATCAATCGCAGGCGCAAACGCGAGCAGGCTGCATAATGCGCTCGGTGCAATTCGACCGAATTGCACTATCAACGACTTAGCGGCAAAATCGAGCGGAATAGCGGCAAAAACCTCACCGGAAATCAAAAACAATCAAACATCTGCTTGAGCTGAAACGAGTTGACTGCTCCGTGGACATGCAATCTGAAATTTGCAAGTTAATGAAAACGCTACAACGGCCTACGTGCGATCGTTTGATTGTCTTGAAAAGGGGTTGGTTTTCTTTGATTTCTTTGAATTTCTGGGGCATTTTTCAAACGGGGTTCGAGTGTGCCTAGGGGTGGAGCTCGAGAGAATGCCGGCCGAAGGGAAAAACCTCGGATTGAACAGATCGCCACAAAAGGTATCGCGACCGAAGTCCTCGCGATGGACGGCGCGCCAGAGCATGAACGCAAGTGCAAATGCCAGGTTTGTGTTGACCACCGGAGTCGCCGCTGCAAATGCATCAAGGTCCACGATCAACCGCTCCCCGAAGAATGCGAGAAATTCGCCGAGCACCGGATCTGTCACTGTGAAATCTGCGGCTGGTGGGAACCATTGCTCGCGAAAGACATGCGGCTTAGGAAAGAGACCCGGCAGTACCTCACGGATCGGCGCGATGGCAAACCGGCGCAAGGCGTCTTCATCGGCGACACCCGCGAATCGTCGGTGGACGTAGACTTTGGCGACATCCTTATGCCAGCCGCCCCGGATAAGCCTCGAACGGCTGGTAAACCCAACTGAGCGACAGCGTGAAGTTCTCGATGCGATCGCAGAACATGATTTTGTTCTCTTCGGTGGCGAAGCTGGCGGCGGCAAGAGCTACATCCTGCGCTGGTGGTTGGTTCTCTATCTGGTTTGGTGCTTTAAGGTTCTCGGCCTGCGGAATGTCGTTGCCGGATTGTTCTGTGAAGACTATCCCAACCTTCAGGACCGCCAGGTCTCGAAAATTGAGCATGAGTTTCCGAAGTGGCTCGGGGGTCTCACTTACAAAAAAGTATGGAACTTTCAATTGCGCCCGGAGTTCGGCGGCGGCGTCATCGCGCTGCGCAATCTGGACAAAATGGAGAAGTACAAGTCCGCAGAGTTTGCGGCCGTCGCTCTTGATGAAGTCACGCTCAACCCTCTCAGCGTTTTTAACTGGTTGCGCTTTCGGCTGCGTTGGCCCGGTATCGACCGGCCGAAATTCCTTGGGGCTACCAACCCCGGCGGCATCGGCCACACCTGGGTTAAGAATTACTGGCATGACCATAAATTCCCACCGGAGCTCGAAACGATCAGAGATCAGTTTGTGTTGGTCAAAGCTAAGTCGAGCGACAACCCACATCTGCCGGCTGGCTACCACGACCGCCTGCTCACGCTTCCGCCAGACATGGCGCGCATGGTCGGCCGCGGCGATTGGAACGTTTACACCGGTCAGTATTTCCCGCAGTTTGAGGAGTCGCGTCATGTGCTCAAAGCTGCCGATGCCGTTAAGCTGCTCAAGCCCTGGCATACCCGCTGGATCTCGGGTGACTGGGGATTTGAACATCCAGCCTGCTGGCACTGGCACGCGAAAGACGAGCACAACCGCGTCATCACCTATGACGAAATATGGAATCGCCGCGTAGGCGAAATCGAGTGGGGACAGTTAATCACAGCACGCGAGGCGCAATGGAAGGCGCGATTCGGCGAAGGCTATCGGCCGTTGCAGTCCTTCCCGTTCTCCTGGGACGCCGGAAAACTCAGTCCGCGATCAAGGCCCAAATATCCGAAGTCAATTGTGCAGCTCGTGAGCGATGCGCTCGGAGCGGGAATCCCGAAGCCACATCCCGCAGATTCAACGCCAGGCTCGCGCATGTCCGGCTATCGTCTAATGGCTCAACTCCTCGATACCGATCACTGGAAAATCTCAGACAGTTGCCCTCGGTTGATCGAGTGCCTGCCGACGCTTATTCGCGATGAAGACGACACTGAATCAGTTCTTAAAGTTGATTATGCCGAAGGGGACACGATTGGAGACGACCCAGCAGACTCAGCGCGCATGGGAATTCAACACATGCTGGGGAGCCCAGTGAAGCCGAAGTCCGTGCAACTCGAAGAGAGATTCCAGAGCGTAAGACGGACCTTCGCCAAGCCCACTGAAGCGGCGAGCGGAACCGACTTCTGGACTCGTTTCGGTGGCAAGAAGGTGGAATGATGCGGCTTATATCGCCAGCCGGAATAGCGACGGAGTTGCCGGAAGAAGCGGTAGCAGGAGCCTTTCTGCTCGGCTATACGATGGCGAATGCGTCTCCCAATTCCGGTGAAGAGAACACGGTTCGCATGATGTCGCCGGATGGAATTCTTTGCGACATTCCGGAAGACCAGGTTCAGGCTGCAACCGAAGCCGGAGCGCGCGTGATGACCAAGCAGGATTTAGCCGCCATGTTCAATCGGATATTTATGGAACATGTGCTGTTCAAAGAGAATGAGAAGAAATTGATGGCGAAGTTTCAGAAGCGGCGGAGCTTGAGAAGGCGGCGATGAGGCCAGATTGGTGCATCTCGCCTTCATTATTGCGATGACTATCAGGGCCGCACTTAAACTCGCCGCCTGTTATCGGCGCGCCTGTATAGCGAGGAATAAACAACTCCGATGACTCCGATCATTATCCTCTCGCTCGCCTTATTGATTTCGCTGGGGGTGATCGTCTTCCAAGTCTTCGAACTTCGGCATGTCTCGAATATCTACGAGACCTCGTGCTCGCTCCTAATCGCAGACCGCGATCAAGCACGTTCCGAAGTGAACACCATGCGCTCGGCCTTATTCCCGCAGTTGAGCAAGGTCACCAGAAGCACGATTGCTCCGCAGCCGCCGAAGAAAGTTGTGAGTGGCTTGCCACTTACCGAATTCGCAGATCGCCGCAAGCCCTTTCGTAAACTGTTCAAAGATTTAGTGCGCATCAATAACACTCAGCAACGCGGCCGAGACTTAATCGCTCAGGCCATCACGCCGCAACCAGCGGCAGAGGAAGTCTCCAATGGTTAAAGCAGGCGACGTAGTTCTCTACCAGAGTCTCGGCAAAACGTATAACGCTATCGTGCTCGCGGCGCGCGACAACGAACCATCGCACCTTGGCGAAAATGGCGAACCTTTGCTGCATCTCGCCTTCATTGCGCCACAGCGTGACACCGAGGTTGCGCGCAAGCGTCCCGGATACATCCCCGAAGTTCAGGTGGTCTATGACGTCGTACACGCCTCGCACGAATTCTCGCGGGAGTGGCTGCGGGAAAAGAAGATCACCACGCAGAGCGAGATTGCCACTCAACGGGGTGGCGGGGAGTGGGAGTGGGAAGATTTGCCGTCAGTTGCCGCGACTTACGAAGCTGAACTTGATGAATACGACAGATTCTTTCACGAAGTCGCAGAGCGGTTAGGTATTAACGAGGCGACCCCGGTCGCTATTTTAGTGGGAATTGACAGTTTAATAGCATTACCAGTGCCGGGAACTGCGACGAACAGCAGCTGTGAGCGAAAAGTGCGCCCCGACAACCCAGAGGGCCTCGGACCAGGCAGCGGCTTGCCCGTCTACGAATTCCCTTCTCCTGAATCCATCCAGCAAGTTCAGGAACAAAACACAGCTTCACCAGTGATCGATTTGGCAACCGACCCAGCGATCTTAGGCGCTGACAAGGAGTAATCCATGCATATGTCATCTAACTTTGGCGGCAACATTCGTCCTTCACGCCCGCCGGTTGCGGACCCAACCAAACCAGCGGTTGACCCGACCGACCCCAACGCCGACCCGAACGCTACTTCAGGCGACGGCTTTCATCACCACACCATCGACCAGAACGAATCCGGCTTTCATTCTTCACACACCGACCCCGAAGGCCAGACTCAGGAAGCCGATCACGGCAGCTACGACGAAGCCAAAGACTTCGAAGATCAGATGTTCGGCGAACAGGACGGCTCTGGCGACCAGGCGGACGACGATCTGAGCGGTGGCGACACGCCTACGGATTCCAGCGACGTTCCGGATTTGTCGGGAGCTTACAGCAAGTAGCCGCGCTCGTGAACTGGTGAGATGGCCCAATGCATTGTTTGTCGAAAGTTAAATCAGCGCCATTTACCAGAAGCTCGTCGCGCATTTCGATACGAAAGTGATTGCGGCGATTATGTGTAAGTCTGGTGATTTCACCGCCGCATGTTCCGCACACATCCAGAACTTCCAGCCTGCATCCCGCTTCTTTGCAAACGGAATTCATCAGGCGATATTACTTTGTACCGGGCAAAACGCCCAAGGAGAAATAACACCATGAAACAACGCATCGCAGTCTGGGCACTCGCAATCTGTGCCCTATTTTCTCTGGGCTTAACGTCAGGGTTTGCCCAGATCAACACCACCCCAGGGTCGAACCAGTCCTACATCGGCGGCATTTTCTACGCGCCGTCTTACGCGCTCTGGCACAACTACATCGTGACCGGCAACGCTTCCACCGGCTCTCAAACCATCCTGCTGAGTTCCGGCTCGGCCATCTTACAGGACGGGCGGGAGATTATCCCCTTTGCCGTCGGGGTGCCGTTGAGCATTGTGGATGGCAATTCCGAAACCGTGACCATCACTGCGGTGCAGAACTGCAACAAAGGACCGGCACTGGATGTCACCTTCGCCACTTGCCAGATCACAGCATCATTTTCCAATCTGCATGGCAACGGCGCGAAAGTCATATCCGGCGACAATGGCTATCAGGAAGCGGTCAACGACGCCGGAAACAACGGCGGTGGAGCGGTGTATTGGGTCAACGATACCGGCCCAATGACGCTTTCTACTGGCGGCACGACCACGACCAGCACCCAGACGAATTTCTTCCCGGTTAGTTCCATTGTGCTCGGCACGATCGGGCGAGTCACGACTGCGATCACCGGCAGCTGCACGGGCTGGGAAATCGGCGACGGCACTACCGCCGCGCGCTTCACAGCCAATAACACCACCCTCACCGCCGGAACCACCGCGGTCAACAGCGGCGCGGCCTGGAATACAGCCATCGCGGCGGTAGCTACCGGCGTGCAAATTGCGGCCAACAAAGCGGCCGTCGTTACCTGCGCTGGCGGCAACCCTACGGCGGGCGCGATCAAAGTGCGCGCCTTTGGCTGGACTCCGGTCGTTTCCAACTACTAACTTGCCCGAGCAGCGTTTCATTCAATTCCGCAGAGACTTGCGGAAGATCGCGCACTCCCTCGCTCACGATCAGCTAAAGGCGCAGGGCAAACTACCTCGCGAAGAACTGTCCGTAGGGCCAGCGGACAGTCGAGATTCGGTAACCGCCGAACGCAACAGCCCGCAAAAAGGGCATGATCGCGATTAGTGAATGGCCCACGGTTTACCGCAACTGATTGAAGAAAATATCCAACTGCTCATTGCGATTGACGCGCTCCGCCTCGAAGGGGAGTCGCACATTCGCAGGTGCGGCGAATACTTCCGTACCGGGCAAGAGGCGGTCGCAGTCTGGAACTACGAGTTTGACCGCTTAAAGTCATTTACTGCGCAACGATTCCTGCATGGAAGCAATTTTAGATACTCCATCGACTGACGTCACCGGCGAAGCAACGGAGCCAGAGGAGCCAGACTATGGCCCGAACTTCACCGAGTTGCCGGAAGATAAGGTCGCGGAGTTGCGCTCCATCATCGAGACCTGCGCGGGAAAGCGCGACCTCTGGGGCCGGATGGTGGAGATTATCCGCTGCACCTTGCGGAGATATTTCTGGATTGGGATTCAGCACGGATTCTGGAACGCGGACACGCAGCAATTCCAGGTGGGCCCGAACGGCGGTTCGATTGACAACCTGAACGAAGAGGATCTGTTTCAGGGCGACTTCAATATCTACACCCAGAACGGGAAGATTTTTATTGCGGTGTTTTCGCAGAGCGCCGCCCCTACTCGAATTGAGCCCGACAAGCCGGGCGACCCAGCTAGCGCAAAGGCCGCCGCCGAAGCGGAAAAGTACGTCGAGGTCTACGAGAAATATAATCCGCCCCAAGTTGCCCAGCAGGAAGTGGGCCGGCTGTTTTGGACCGATGGCCGGGTGATCGCTGTAACCAAAAGCGAGCCCAGCGAAGATTCGGTTGGCGTCGATGAAGACGAAGAGGGCAATGAAGTTCCGCGAGAAACCGAGCTAACTAAGTATTACGGGGTGCTTGAAACTAAGTGCCCGCTGGTTGAGCCGTTTCAGAAGTGGCCCTATCTCATCGTCTCGCAAGAAATCGACGTGCTCACTGCCAAAGACGAGAATCCTGAGTTTGCCGACAAGATTCAGGAATCTTCGAAGGGTTTGACGCCTAACGGCGAGATCGCGCGCATGTCGCGCATTGCCGTCGCCGAAAATATCGCGCAGATTTCCTCAGACACTTTGGCTCACATGGTCACGGAAGATACGGTGTGGTTAAGGCGATCAGCGTTTCGGGATTTAGATAAAGCGAAGCAAGCCTTCTGGATTGGCGGTCAGACGAAGAATGAAGATGGAACGGTAACTCAGACCAAGGGAATCTTTCCGCAGGGCTGCCGCACGAAATGGTTTGGTTCGGTGTATTGCGGAGCCGAAGCGGTTGCGATGAACAAAGAGGTGCGGGTCTGCCACGCCATGCCGGGAAATGGAAACTCGCGGCCATCTTTGAGTGATGCGCTCATTCCTATCCAGATGGAATTTAACGATGCGGTCGGCATGTACTCGGAAATGCTGCACAAGTGCATCCCCCGCATTCACATCGACGCCGGACCGGAAGAACTACAGGCCATCCTCGAACAATTCTCGCGTTACGGCGAATATAGCGGGTTCGAGAATCCAAGTCCGGGGCAACCGCTTGAGAATAGTTTTTTCCCAGAGCCCACCGTCAGCATGCCCGGTGGGTTTTCTGAATGGCTGGAAAATCTCCAGGGGCCACTCTCGCAATTCGTAACCGGTAACTCTACTGCCCTATTTGGCGACTCGGACAAAGATCAAACGACCGCCAAGGGATATGCCCAGATGCGGGACGCTTCTCTCGGCTTGATGTCCATCGTCTGGGTTCCGTATCTTGCATTCGCAGGGCAGATCAGGGCGCAAGCGGCACTATGCGCGACAAAACGAGACGGGGAATCAATTAAGGCAACCGTATCCAGCGATAAAGGGGATGATCAGACCGTCAGCATCGACCTCAGAATTCTCCGCGGCGGTGGATTTCTTTCCGCGCCGGTCACCGATCAGAATTTCCCAGAGTCGTGGACCGAAACTTCTAACACATGGAAAATGCTCAAAGGCGCGGCGGCGACAGATCCCGTCCTCGCCCAGAGCATGAACTTGCCCGACAATCTGGTGGCCTTTAAGAATGCGATCGGGCTTAAAGATTTCGTTATACAAGGGGCGGATTCGCGAGATTTGCAGCTGCAAGAGTGGGCACAGATGCAGCAGGACTCAGGCCCCATCCCAGACGAGCAAGCTACCCAGCAACGCGACCAGCAAAAGCAGCAAATGGCAACACAGGCGGCCGCTGCGCTCGGGCATCAAGGCCAACTTCCACCCTTACCAGAAGAAAAACCGATCATGCGCTCGTCCGTGCAGATTGACGTTGATACCGACGATCACGTAGTTCACGCGCTCGAAATGTTCCGCATCTTGAATTCACCGGACGGGCAGAAGATCAAATCCCAGAAACCGCTCGTCTGGGATGACGGGAAACTTCACATGCTGGCGCACGTGCAGGCGGCAAAGATGAAGGGTTTGATTATCCCGCCGCCGCTCGGTGGACCGCCGCCGATGGCTCCGCCGCCCGGACACGTTCCGCCGAAGCCCGGAGCAGGAGCGCCGCCGCCCGCATGAAGGAAGTAAGACTTACTCGCGAAGAATATATTCGGACGACTGGTCTCGTCCCAGACTGGACCTCGGTGGGAGCGATGATGTACGGCTCGATGGGCAACGAGCCTACGCCGCTGCTTCACTACATTTTTACTGACGACGCGACAGAACAGGATATGCCGCGCCTTCGCCGATGCGCACAGCTCATCCTGGAAGAGAAACTGCACATGCCAGTTTTATCCGTGCGCGACAAAGATCAAATTGCAGACCTTGAGAGGCTATTCTCCCTATGAATACTTGGATTCAACATCTCTTACGCTATTTCTTATTTGGTGCGACGATGTTCTTTGCCGCTGGCGCACCTGCAATCGGTGACGCTGGCGGAACGGCAGGCGGAGATGGCTCTGGCTCTGCCACGGGTGATGGAGCGAGCGGCGATGGAGCGCCAACTTCAGACGATGGAGGAACTAACGACGGAGTATCTGACGTCGATGGTTCTCAATCGGATAATGGCACCGTCACTGATGATGCAGCAGACGGAGAACAGAAAGCCGACCTCAACGCCCCGATCGACATCGGCGACGGGCGCAAAGTCCCGCCCAAATGGAAGAACCTCTTCGACGCGGCGAAAGCGCAAGGCCTCGACAAAGAAGTAAAGCAGTTATTTTTCGGCCAGCAACGGCTGATTCAGAAGTTCCCCGGCGGCGTGAATGAAGCCGTGAAACTTGCCGACACCTTGCAGGAATTCGGCGGGGTTGAAGGCGTCTCGACCATCCAGCAAGATAATCAGGCGTTTCATGAGGACGCGCAAACATTTCTGAACGATCCGGCGAAGTGGCTGGAAAATTCTTTCGCCGCGAACGAAGGCGCAAGCCTCAAAGCCTTTGGGATGTCGCTCGACTTTGTAGCCGACAAGCACCCCGAGATGTACCAGCACCTGATGTCGAAGGTGCTCATCAACACGCTTGACGGCGACGAGTCGCCCATTGGAGATGTTTACCGGGGATTGGTCAATCTCAAAGACAATCCGCAGGCGCAGGAACTGGCGAAGCATTTGGCCGACTGGTACAACGGCATCAAGCGCATAGCCTCGAAGATTCCCGAAAAGAAAATCGACCCGGACCGCAAGAAGCTCGAAGACGACCGTGCCAACCTTACTACCCAAACCGAAAAGCTCCGCAATGACACCGTAAACCAGATCACCATCCCGCAGCTTGGGAAGTCGATGACCACGCACATCGAGAAGCAGGCAAAACTCGCGGGATTTGACTTGAAGAATTTCGCGGAAGAGCAGCCCGGCTCCTATAAAGCGATGCGCAGGGAAATCCTCAGCCGCGTGATGAATACCGCCGCCGCGGATGCGAAGTTCGTGAAGAACTACAAGGACGTGATGAAGACCGGCGACACCAACCGGGCGGCGCAGATGATGAACCGCAAACACGACTCCATTCTGGCCGACTCGACCATCATCGCGGACGTCGCCAAAGATTACGGCATCACGAAAAAATCAGCCACCAAACCGAATGCGCAGCGGCAGCCGGGGAATGGAAATAACGCCACTCCCCAGGCGGGAGTATTGCGTGTAGCCGCGAAGCCCGATCCCAAAACTATAGACTGGTCCGACAAGCGCACCGACATGTTCGAGTCGCGCGCCGTGCTCAAAAACGGCAAAGTCGTTACCTGGGGATAACCCTACAAATTTTGCTTTGAAGCTCTTCACCCGGAGCCGAACCGGGCTAAAAAACGGGAAGAGCGGAGAAGCCCATCCGAAGTGATTTCGGACGACCGTCCTGAGTCGCCCCTTCAGAGACATGCTCGAATAATCCCAAACCCGGCATCATCCAAGCCGCTCGTATCGAGAAAACGGACGATTCTTCGAAGCCCACAGACAAAGTGAGTTTCGATTATGGCCCAAGGAAATAATGCTCAAGCAATCGCTTATCAGCTCGAAAAAGTAATCAAAAAAGTTCAGGACGCGATGCAGCGGGACCACCTGCTGTTCGACAAAATCGAAAAGCGCCCTGTGGAAGTAACCGCAATGCGCGCTCTGGCTTGGGCGCTTGACCTGGTACCGGGCACCAAAACCCGGCAGGTTGACCCGGACGGCGGCAACGCTGGACGTGGAGCCGCCATTCAGGCCGCGCGCGCGCAAACCTCCGTCGCCTTCTTTGAAGCCGCGACGGAAATGACCGACCTCGCCATGTCAGCCACCGACTCGGCGGACAAGGCGGTCGCAGACTTCGCCAAGCGGAACATGGAAAAGCAGGTCGTCCAGTTCCGTAACTTCTGCGAATCCCTGCTCAATTCCGACTCCAACGCAGCCGGAATCTTCGACACCATCACCTCCATTGCCGGAACTGTCATTGGCGTCAACAACGCCAATATGTTCCAAGGCCAGAAAGACTTTCAGGTGCTTCCCGGAGTCGGCCAAGCCTCGCGCGGCTCGATCACCATCCTGAACGTCGATGTCAACGCCAAGCAGCTCTATCTCTCGACTGCGCTGCCTCCCGGCACCATTGTCGGAGATGTTCTGGTGATTGACGGTTCGCCGGGGATTGCCAATTCCTCGCTGCAATCGCTCGCTTCGAATCATCTCGATTCGAACGTTCAAGCGTGGAACAACCTGCCGCGCGCGAGTTTCCCCGGACAACTGAAAACCCCGCACGTTGCCATGAACAACTTTGCCGTGACTCCATCCTCGGTAAAGCTGGGCTTGAACTACCTGCGCCGAGTGCTGCCTGCCGAGATGGAACTCGATTTGTTAGTGCACATGGGATTCGACCAGGACCAGGCCCTCGAAAACTATGCGTACATGGCAAATCCCACCATCATCTGGAACGAAACCAAAGGCGACCGCAACATCGACATGATTAAAAAGCAATCTGCCGAAACCGTTGCCGGTTACCCCAAACTAGTTTCAAAACAAGCTCGTCCCGGACGCATCGACTGCCTGCATTTGAAGTCGTGGTTCCGTGGCGAATTGCGGCCGATCGGGCCGCTTGAGCGCGGCGGACAGACCGTTTTTCAGACCTACGGGGATGACGGCGGCCTGACCTTCTCGCAGATCAACTACATCTGGGGCGGATTCCAGGTGTGCTTGGAGAATCCGAAGTGTGGCCTCTATTTCGACGGCTGCGCTATCCCAACCGGAATGTAATTGAAGACCATCGTCAGCCGCGAAGTGGATCAGCACTTATTTTCGGAGTTGATCAACTTCGCCAACGACGCGGATAACGTCATGTGGCGGCGGCACCTTGAAAAAGTGGGGACCGTCGCCCTCTGGCGCAAAGAATTTCAAGAGAGGGTTAATGATCATCCTGTGCGCTTACTTTCACGCTCTTAGCCCAGAACTCGTGAAGTCTTTGCTGTTGCTCGTCAGGCGCGATGGATTTGATCTGTCGAACGCAGAATGGCGAGTTCCGCCCGCTCAATTACACCAGTTACACAGTATGGCCGTGATTTCGTCTGTCGCGATTCCTGCCGAAGTTGGGGGCGAATCGCAAAAACGCTATGGCCATTCGCCTTGCACGATGGGCGGGGTAAAAGTAACGCCAGATGACAAAGCCAACCCACACTTCGTGGACCTAGTGATCGACGGAAAAGAAATCGCACGCATTGAAGCCCTTGCAATACCGATCGGATTTTAATCATGCAGACCCCAGAGTGGGCTAAACAGATCGCGGATAGCTTCGGGACCACGCTTCTAGCGGGCATCCCAAGATTTCGCGTGATCTGGGCACCGGGCGTGACCGAGCAGTGCTTCGGGAAAACGGTGAAGTCCTATCCGCATCTCGGCGATCGCTGGATTCTCGAAGAAGTAGTGCCCTGGAGTTTATACGGCGAATGGCGCGAGGAAGCCTTCGGGCCAAAACCTAATTCTGACGGACCTTACTGTCACGCGCACACCATTCAATTCGGCATACCGGGAAAAGAAACGCAATATATGTCGCTCGAAGATTTCGGAGCGGAGAGCCTGCGATTGCTGATTAAGTGTGCCGTCGAAACCAAACTCGTTCCCCACTGGCTCAAGAAAAATCATCGTCTGGAAATAATGGAGCGAGAAGAAAAAGATACCGTCCAAGTGGTGGATGATGCGTTCGATGATGCATCGGGAATTGGGCTGGTTGGCGGCCCACTCGGCGAAAATGCAATCTCCGGAATTCCCGGCAAGAAAACCTCAGCCGATCAGAAAATTATTTTGCTCGAAGACCTGCCGCCGCACCTGCAAGCGAAACTGCGCTGCAAGCCCGGCTCCATCAAACAGATTTCTTAAAAGGAGAAACTCCCAATGCTGATGCCAGTTCGCGCCAACGCCACAGAGATGCTCAGAAAACGCAATCGCACCATGCCCGCCATGAAGGCGGCGCTCGGAACGGTAAAAGTTCCCCCGGTCTACATCTTCAACGTGTGGACGCGCACCTGGGGAGAAGGTAAATACACCATTCCCGCTTGCCCGGAAGGCGAAGATCACTCGGAGCCGCTCGTAATTGATGGCTTAGTCCTCTCGGAATATGACCTCGGCGACGGCGGAGCCAACATGGGCACGGCGGTCGATGCCGGGATGGCCGTTGCGCAGGACATTATCGGGGTCAATTCAACCTCGCCCGCGCTCGACTTATTCACCACGAACCGGGAGTGGTTCGGAGTGTTTGCGACCACGAACGAACAACCGACCAAGAAGGAAATTGCCGCGGCGCGCGCGAAACTTGTCCGCATGATGGAGTTGATCTACGCCAAAGGCTCTGAGCTGGTGCAAACCGGCGAAAAGGTTCCCATGCTCGACCGCAAAAACTATAACGAAGCCGCGGCGGTGCTCGGATTGAAACAACTCTGGGGCAACCAGGAGCATGTGATGTCGGACTGCCCGCTTTGCCGCGAACCGATCAAAGATGGCGCAGTTTTCTGCAAGCACTGTCAGCAGGACATCAGCCCGGAAGCTCTTGCCGATCGCGAATCTGCAAAGAAATCAAAGGTAAAAGCGAGCTAGTTTGCCATTAAATCTCTCAGCCCCCTACGATTCGCTGGCGCAGGTGACGCAGATGACGCGCACCGCGCTGGCCGACTATATCGCGGGGATACAACCGAATCTTGCAGGCACGGTGAACGTCAACGGCACCGCTGTCGCCTGGGTGTCGGGAAATAAATTCTCCTACCTGATGAACGGTGCGCCGATGGTTATCAATGCTGTGTCTTATCAGGTAACGCAGGTGCTCAGCGCGATCTCCTTGATCATCGTGCAATCGGCTGGGGTGCAAAATGGCGTGGCTTTTTCGGCGCAACTCCCGACCGGAGACATTTTTTCCGACAATCAGGCTTACGTTTTGCCGACGGTGAATCTGGGCTGGCGAAAGTTGCAGAAAAAGCTCGCCGATCTGGGCCATCCCCGGATGCAGAACGAAGTGGACGTTCTCTCCATCCCGGTAATTACGAATCTCGATCCGATTTCGCAGCAATATATTTCCTGGACGCAGTTTTTCGATGGAACGAATTATTTAACCCCGAACACGACGCCGCCGGGTCCGGTTTTGCCGCAGGATTTCATCTCGCCTTTGCGAATCTGGGAGCGCCAGACAGGAATGACGGTCACTTTCCGGCCCATGCACCTCGCGGGCGACGGCTTACGGTCCTACGTCAAGGGAAGCTACAACCGGCGCTGGGACTGGCGGGAAGATGCGCTTTATTTCCCCGGGTCACTCCTGCTTATGGATATGCGGGTGCGCTATTCATCTTTTTTGCCGGACTTGGCGGCATCGGCCGGCGGATTTACTTCGACGCAAGTCCCCATCATGCGCTCGGCGGACGCTCTCGCTTATTACGCCGCAGAAGCCTTCGTAGAGCCTCGCGGCGGGCTCTTGGCCCCGTCTTATGCGGCGAAAGGCGATGCCGCCTGCGCGCAGATCACGAACGCCTGGGAAAAGACCCAGCAAAGAGGCTCATTTCACCGCCAGCCATGGGGCGGACGCAGAAATCTAAACCGGATAGCACGTTGATTCGACAATTCACGATTCGACAATTCAGGATCCAAAAATCTCGCACGAATTAAGGAGTTTTTCATGTCTTTAGCTATTGCAATTCAAACCTCGTCAGACAACGCGCAGCCGCTTATCGAAAAAACTCCGAAATTGTTGCGCGTGCGCGGCATCATCACTCCGTCCGGCAACTACGCAGCCGGCGGCGACACGCTCGATCTGACCACCATTTTCGCGTTAGCGGCGGGTGCGCCCGGAGCAAGCCTGCCTACCGCCGCATTGCCGGTCGAAGTTCGCATCTGGTCGGCGTGCCCGGCAGCCACTCCGCAAACCCATCAGTACCAATATGGCTTTGCGCCTGGAACCACACTCAAGAATGGCACCATGCAGGTATTCACTGGCGCCGCCGCGCAAACTGCACTGACGGAACTCTCGGCCGGCGCTTATCCCGCTGGCGTGACCGGCGACGTGATTCTCTTCGAAGCCTGCTTCCCGGTCCCGTAAATGGCGCTCTCGCAAAAGGGCGCGGGATACCTACGGCGCAACAACATCGTTGACCCGAATGTCCGTCAGGCGCTCGATGACCTCGCCAGTCAGATAGCAAACGTCAGCAGCCAGGCGAACGCTTCGACTCAGGGAACGATGGCCGCTCCGCCGCAAGTCTCAAGCCTGAGCGTAACCGCATCGGGCGGGATATTCGACGCAGCGATTCAGGACAATAACCCGGTCAGCCGCGGGATTGAATATTTTCTTGAGTATTCCCTGACGGCAGTCGGGCCGTGGACGGTGGTTTCGCTCGGCCCGGCGCGGAACTGGCGAGGAACGCTCGGCAACCAGACGTTTTACTGGCGCGCCTACAGCCAATATCCGACCTCGGCACCTTCGGGAGTGATTTATTTCGGCGGTGCGAGTAGCCCGACCGCTGTAGTGGGCGGCGGAACAGCGGCGGGACCTGCGCCGCAACCTAGTGCTGGCTCTGGCACCGCGCCGACGAATGGACTCTCCGGCGGACAAGGGTATGGAAGCTTACCCACGCGCAGTCCGATTCCACAGTTTTAGTTTTCGACTGCTTTCGCAACTCTATCTCTCCACTTCTTAATCCATGGCAAGCCAAGCCCTAGCCCCGCCAATTCCGGTAGATGTCACGCTGTCGCTATTTGGCGGCACCGACACGGAAATCTCGCCTGCCGATCTGCCGGAAGGCCTCTCTCCCGACAACCAGGACATGATCTTCCTGCCGGGCGGGGCGAACGACCGCCCCGGATTGCATAAGCTGTTCAATCCTTCCTTTGGCGCGGTCGCGGTCGTATATCACAAAAGTTATGTGCAGCCAAATGGCGACCCGCTCACCTTGATTCTGACCTCAGACGGAGTTCTGCGGGTCGAAGATGTGGGGAATTCTCCGGGCGTGCCTACTCAGATCGCCCAGCTTCCTTCGGGGATGTACGCGCACTCAGTCTCGGACTTTGGCCGGGAATATATCGCGTCTTCGGATTTGCTGCACGGGCAAGCTGTCCCGCTGCAATACGACGGCACTAACTTGGACCGAGTGACGATGGACGGGCCAGGTACGGCTCCCATCGTGGCGGACTACGACCTCTCGTTTCCAATTAACGCCTCGCCCACTGGCCTAGGGATGGTGGCAGCCATCGGGATTAACAGTCTGGCGGAAGAGGGTCAACTGGTGACCCTGGTCAGCAACCCCACCACGATTGGGTTGACGCCGCGCATCGGCGACGCCATCGAGATCGCGGGAGCTACCACCGGTTACAACGGCACCTTTCCCATAGCTTCAGTTTCGATTGCCCCAGCGTCGGCCGGCCGGCACGTTTACACCATTCAGTTCATTAACGGAACGGCTGGGCTCGCGGTTGGCTCTGGCGGCACCTTTCAGTTTCCTTACGCAGAAGTATTTACGGCGGCAAATATGCCATTCGTCGCCGGGCAATTAGTGGCGATCGCGGGAGCCGGAGTTTCTGGCTACAACGGGACTTGGCCGGTCATTCTAGCCAGCGGCATCACTGAGATTGTGGTCATGGTCGGCTCTTATGCGCTGGCAACTTCAGGCGCCGGTACGATTTCGGACGCCGGACAGCTTTCCGTCGGACAGCACCAATGCGTGCAGATGTTCTTGCTGCGAACGGGCGCACTCACCAGACCGTCCCCGGCATTCTCGTGGGCTTCGGGCGGCGGAGTGCGAGCGGCGATTGCCGACCTCGCCATTGGACCGTCGAATGTTGTAGCCAGGGTTTTAGCCTTTTCCGGAGCAGGCGGAGACAATTTCTTTACCTTGACCGCGCCCGGAGTCTTGCCGAATCTCACGGGCCCGCCGACGGTCGTCCAAGCCTTCATTATTCCCGATAACACCTCGAGCTCGGCCATCATTGATTTTTCGGATAACGCCTTATTCGCCGGGATCCCCATTGACGTCGTCGGCAATGATCTATTCGATCAGGTCGTGCTCGGTCCGGTGCTTGGCTTCTTCGGCTACGCCTCCAGACTCGCCACCTGGGGTGACTACAACAAAATCGAAAACTTTCTCAACATGGGGTTTTGCGGCGGCTATCTTTCGGGAGCGCTCGGAACCCCTCTCGGATGGACGGCCGCAACCTCTGGCGGAACGCTCGTAAATGGCGGCTCCTGGGCGAACGGGATGGCCTGGCAGATTACGGGAGATGGAAGCACAAACCCAAAGGGCCAGATTACCCAACCGGCCTATCAGGATAGTTTTTATGACGCGATTCTGTCTGCCCTCACCGATTACACCCTGCGAATCTGGGCAAAGGCGAGCGCCGCCAATCTCTCCGGCGACATCATCGTTGACTTCTACAGCCCAACGGCAGGGGTTTTAGCCTCAGCCGTGATTCCCATCAGCCAGGCCTCAACTACCGGCGGATTTTTGCAGGCGAATTTCAGCGCCGAGACTCCGGCCACAATTCCCAGCGACACAGTTCTGCGCGTCTACGAATCCGGATTAAATAACGGCTCGACCTTGCTTCTCTCGGAAGTTGGAATTGTCTTCACCCAGAACCCCTACACCGGCACAGCGAAAATCTCCTACGTCGAAAACCCGGAAGCCTTCGCTGCGACCACCGGAAATCTTGGCGCGGCCGACGACGACTCGCCCATCCGCTGCTTCTCCCTGCAAAAAAATGTCGGCATGATGAAAACCGCCGAAGCTGTCCATGAGTTTCAGGATAACGATCAAGAGCCCGATCAATGGCCCGTGAATGCGCTCTCGCACAGCGTCGGAGCCTTATCCCTTAGAGCCTGCGATCCGGGGAAATTTGGCACCGGCGATGCGGCGGAAGATTGGGACATTATCGCCAGCAAAAACGGAGTCTACCTACACGTCGGCTCGGACTTCTACAAGGTGGCGCAGGAAATGTCGCGCACCGAAGCCACGGCCCCAACCGCTGTCACTTGGGATGACATCAATTGGGCGGCGCAGCAAACCGTCTGGGTAAAAAATGATTTGAATCAGCGGCGGGCTTATATCGGCGCGCCGATTAATGGATCCCAAACTCCGAACGTAGTTTTTGTGCTCGATTACCGCGAGATGGATACCGTCGCCCAGATCGCGGCCGCCCTGCCCATCCATATCACGCTCACCGGGAAGATGAAGTCGAGCGACATGACCCGCAAATGGTCGCGCTGGAACATGGCCGCCTACTCCGGGGAAGTGCTGATTCGTCCAGGAAATGCGCGCACCTTTTATCTTGGCGGCGGCCCGAACTCGCAAGGCGTCTCGTTCGGGAACCTCTACTCGCTAGATCCTGCTTATCTGACGGACGACGATTACGGGCAAATCGCGCCCTACTACTTCACTTACGCCTTCATCGACCACGATCAGGAGCAGATGTATCAGCTCGGCAGCGCGCGACATTTCTACTCGCACATCAGCGCCTTCATTACCGGAGTCGGACTGGTTACGATCACGCCCTATGTGAACTCGCTGAACAATCCCCTGGCCCCAACTTCGCCGCGGCAACTCAGCAAGGACGCAGACGGCGGAACGGCTCTAGCCTTCGATCTCGAATGGACAGTTTGCGTGCACGCGCAACGATGCTTCTTTTTGATTCAGGTAGAACCTCTCCCCGGAACTACTGACGTACAGATGCAGATTCAGAAATTGATTGTCCGCATGTCGAAAGACCCGGTGGCTTTATTCCGTGGGTCGGGAATCTAGGAGTTTTCCATGGGCAAGGGGAGCAATCGGCAGCTACTTTCGAATTCAGGCGTTGCGCAGTCTAACAACAAGAACCTGAATTCGAACGCTTCGAGTCTCTACGGATTTTTAGATCCGACACTCGAAGCCCAAGCCACCAATCCGCAAGGCTACACGCCAACCCAGATGGCCGACATGAATACGGCCTCGCAGCAATCTCTGGGCGGTGCGACCGGAGCGGTCACCGGACAAGCGAATTTGACGGCCGCGAGAACCCGCAACGCCGGCGGATTCCAGGGAGCCATCGGCACGGGTACGCGGGATGCGATGAAGCAAGACTCACAAAACGCGGTACAGATTCAGGCCAACCAGGCGAATCTTCAGCAACAACAGAAACAGCAAGCCCTCTCGGCATTGCAGGGTTTGTACGGGACGGATCTAGGAACCGCAGAAAGCTATTTGAATTCCTCGAATAGCGCGCTGGGCACCGAGAATCAGGGCAGCGAACTAGCAAATAACGACTTCTGGAATTCCTTCAACAATATCGAGAAAACAGCCGGATCGGTCGGCAGCGGAGTCGCGAGCTAAAGCAATGGGGCTCTTCGACATTCCCGATGATGACGAGCAGGACGATCTAAAACAGCGTCCGGCGATTGCTCCGCCTTCGACGGGAACGACAGCGATTCCGCCGTTAAATCTGCCGGGAGTTTC